CTCTTTTATCTTTTAAGTTTTTTATTTTCTTATTAAGAAGAGTGACTGTATTCATTAATTTTTTTGTATTATCGTCTAAAGAATCATATAAAAATTCTAAGTTAAGAAGAGATCTAGCCATGAATACATTCATTAAATCTGGATCTGTTTTTTCAGTATTTCTTAATACGTTAACGTCTATAGATAAAGGTGCTCCTATTCTATTTGCGCTAAAGTATTCATCAAATTCTTTTTTAACCTCGTTCTCATCTGGTTGACTAATGACTTTATCATTAGCCGAAACACCAGTTGAATACATCAACCTATATATGTTTTCTAAAAATTTCTTTTTTTGTATCTCAGATATACTCATGACTGTTTTACCTTGACTCCAACTTTATAGGAATAAATTATTGGTGTTATATTTTCACCGTTAGGTTTTGTAATTTCTATTTTTAAAATAAACCTTCTTACAGAAGCTGGAATGTCTGGCTGAGAAAGGTAAGAAACTCCTGGCATTCTAAAATTTTCATCTATATTTTGATTAAATCCTATTACTTCTGGAACATTTGAGAATGGATCCTCAAGAGAAGATATCTGTATCCATTTAGATCCGTCATCAAGTGAAATGTAATATTTAATACTTTCAGTAATCGCTGAAGTTAAAGTGCCAGAAAAATCAGTCTCTGCTGAGAGAGTCAGATATTCTATATCCGCCGGAGCATCATATTGCCTAGATATAACAACGGCTTTATCGGAATATGATTCATGGCCAACAGATATGTCTCTAATCCCAATGCTTCTTCTTTTTGCTTTAAGTATTTCTTCCTGTCTAGTAAGAGGAACTTTGTAAAATTTATTATCAGTTTTTGTATCTTGAGTTGAAGCTTCTTTTATCTCAGCACTTAGATTTAGATTAACATCAAATTTAAGTTTAAACTTAGCAAATTTTTCTGCTTTAGTTATCGTAATAGTTTCACCTTTGGAATTTTTTTGAGTAGTTGTTGTATTAAGCCAATCTTTAATTTTAGTTATATCACTATAATCCGATATTGTATTAGCGCTAGGTGTGCCCTGTAAATCCAATGAACTAATTTGAGATAAATACGGAAAACTTCCGTCTTGTCCATCTTTTATTGGAGAGCTATTTACATAATTACTCAAATTGCTATCATTTATATTGAAATACACCGGAGATATAGACAATATGTGATCAAAGTCTGAGTAAAATGCACGTGTTATATAATGAAAGTTACCGTCTTCACCTAATGCTCTTATAACATAACCGTCTCGTATAGGTATTTCTCTTGATAATTTTATGTCTATGGTTTTTGTATTTTGTGTTTCTGATTTAAAAAAGTTTGGTTGATTATATGATGGTATTAATGTATTGAGGTCATAAGTTTTTGTTGACCAAGGAATCGATGAAGACTTCGTTTCATCTGTAGTTACAGGCGACTCAGGATCAAATCTTTTTTGATTAGAATAAGGATTAGGTTGTTTATTTGCATTAGTCTGATTACCTGTAGCATCAGGTTTGTAATAAATGTGTTTTATGTCAACAGCAATAGAGTCTGATTGTTTAAAGTATATTTTGATAGATTTAATTTTTCTTTCGGAAAAAGAAATCTTTGCTTCTCTATAATAAAAGTTTTTTACTTTATCAATTGAAGAAGGAATAAAGCTAGAACTTATATATATTGGTTGTCTTAAAATATTTTCTGTAACATTTAGTTCATCAACGACCTCTATTGAGGTGACCGTTACATCTTTTACTATATAATTAGCTGATCCAAAATATGGAATTATTTTAATAAAATTAGCAGATTCTGCTATTTCTTTTTCCATGACAATATTCAACAACAAAGATTCACCCTTAAAAGATGACCAAGGTTCATAAACTATTGGTTGACCAGGTCCAGGATTAACTATGTATTTATACTCAAATTCTTTTGAATCAGAATTTTTATTTTCTATGTTTATCTGTTCATATTCAAAAAATGTTAATGGATTATTATCTCTAATATTTTCTTGATTAATTATTGTAGGTGTATCTTCAAAAAAATATCTGTATAGATTAGTTGAAGTTGATGACGGATACACTGCGTGATTGCTACCCCTGTAGCCATTTGAGCCCTCAGCTATAAAAATAGATCTTGGTACCCAATTTTTTACTACGCCTGAAGATAAGGTCATTTGCCCATTATCTATCAATGGCAATTGATCTTTATTATCCATTTTAGAAAAATCAACATAATCTGAACTATCAAAAGAATTTCCAAAATAATACAAGTCACTTGAAGGACTACTTGAATACATCTGCAAAATCTTTACTTTGCTTTTTATTCTATTAATAAATTTATTTTCCTGAGCTATTTCATCAGTAAATATATTGTGTGAGTTAATAAATACAGCGGTTAAATAATCTATTTGTTTTGCTATTATATTTATATCATCTGAATAATTACCTGTAAACAAATTAAATTTATCAGAGATAGGTGGCTCACCTTTGATGTAAGGATCAAACTCAGTAAGTGGTCCGTGATATCTTATTTCTTAAAAAGTTTATTAATGATTGATATTCTTTCATTAATTCTTGATTATCAAAAAATTGATTCTCCCTATAATTTGCCAAAAACTTACTGACTTTGGCAACTATCTGATCTTGAACTATTGTATTTGGTGAGAGCTGAGTCATATTATAACCTTAATAATTTTTTTGAAAATGGATCTAGGTTGTTTACTTTAGATTTAATTATAACATTATCAATAGATATTCCATTGTATTGACCAGGTATATTATTTCTTAGTATCAATCTAAACCTAAGCGAAGATGGTATATAACTGTAATTAACTGTAAAGACTTGGTTAATTGGTCTATTAAATACTATTTCTTTTCCGTTTTGAAAAAACAAATATTGACTAGTATTATAAAAAGATGATTTTAAAAAACTATTATTTGTATAATTTGTCAAGTTAATCGCTACTTGACCATCTGCTAGCGTAACGGTAACTGGAGAATACCCTATGTTACTTTCCGTATTTATAGTACCATGAGTTTCACTATAATAAGCACCGTTAAACCTATCTTCAATGTATGGAATAAAAGAAAGTGGTATTTTATTTCCTGGTCCAGTAGAAATAAATTTCTCACCAGAGTTACCCCCACTAGAAAAAGCTCTAACTGCAAAATTAGAATTAGACAAAGAATCTATATCAATAATAGACTGACTATATTCAGTATTATTAAGAAAGTAGTCCACTACATAAATTGCGGTTCTGTCTAAAGTAGACTTGTAAAATATTGAATTTCCAAGTTCTTCATATTGCCAATTATTAGGGTTTTCTAAAATTCCGTTTTTATAAACTTTTATTGTTGGTTCTTGAGGAACAAATCTTAATTTTGCTAGGTTAAATGTATCAAAAAATATAACTTCAGATTCAATATAGTTTGAATTTCCAGCAAATAATGGTATCCAATCACTTTCAGATTTTATTGAATCTTGATATGTAACACTAAGTTCATATGACCCGGACTCTTTAATGTCATAATTATTGAAAGTTAAATCTCTTCTAGCATTTACTTTATTGACTATGCCTTTTACGCCTAATGGGAATCCATTAGTCTCTATTTTGCTTGAAACAAAACAAGCTTTATTTTGTGTTGATGTTTGAGTCAGGCCAAATAATATATTTTTAATAGAGAAAGTATATTCATATGAATTTGAATCTTCTCTGCTAGACAAATATCTAGTCACACTATCAACAGAAACCCCTGATGCTATAGGGTCTTCTTTTTGAAATGAATTATCAAAGTTATCAAGCTCATCTTTAACAGGAATAAATCCATCACTTCTTAATGAAGCCATTCTATTACCGGTAGTTCCCGGCCTACCCGTTCTATACACAGTGGTGTTAAATAAGTTATTCCTTGAACCTATTACATACTGAACGATGGTTTGAACGATGTTTTCAATTGCGTTTATATTCTTTGAATCTACAATTTCTCTTGATCTTGTTAAGATTTCTGACTCAGTTAATTCTGATAACTTTTCATTTACTCCATCAGAATAACCTTCTTCTAAAAGAGGGTACCTATATGAATATACTTCTGTGTAAGTTTTTTTATTATTCTTATTATTTTCAATACTATTTGCATTTTTAAAATAGAAATAAACAAGATCTTGAAGTCTACTTGGACTATTTGATTTTTCTTTTCTTCTTCTATCTATAATCTCATGAAGTATTTTAGAATTTAATTCTTGAGTAATCGGTACATTTTCGCTTCTATAATATTTAGACTGATTAAATATAAATTTAATTTTTGATACTTTAGCCTTATTGAATACAACGTCTACTGATTTATCTATTAAAAGTGGTGAGTTTAAAACTGGAACTTCAACATATTCACCTTGAGTTGAGGTTGTAAGTTGAGAAATAACTGGATCAGTTTTTGTAATTATAACTTGAAGTAATTGCATACCAATACAATCATTAGGATTAACTCTTATTGTATCCATTTCTACAGGATTAATAAATGAAATTTCAAAAAATGACTGAGCACCTTTGTCATAAGAAGAATTATATTTAACATAAGACGTTGATTCGGGTAGTTCTGAGTTAATTAGAAATGGTGACTTAACAGTTACTGTCCAATTATTTGCCGGATCCTCATCTAATACTGAACGAAAATTAGAATCTGTAGTTAAGTAAGACGTATAGTTGCTTGTTGAGCTAATTCTATCTATGTTAAGAAGTTGGTTTTTAAAATTAATTCCATTTGCAATAGTCATCTTACTTAAGACTGGATCAATGTAATAATTTCCATTGGAATTAAAATTTATATTGTCTCTGTCAAAAAGAGTGATAGTTTGACTATCATATAAATATGAAGATAGATTATTATCAAAATTTTCTACATAGTTAAAATTAAATAGATCATCTTCTCCAACTATAAATTGATAGTTACTAACAAAGTTCTCTAAATGAAATATATCTTTTTCTATTTTTTCTATTTCAGATGAGTAGATAGATGCTATTGAATTTAATGCAACAGACAAAGCTGAAGAAGCGGAAAAAAATTGATTCATTCTTAATGAAGAGTCTCTAAAAAATTCTATAATACCTTCTATGTCAAGTCTAGAATACCTTAAAGCTAAAGAAGGGCTGTAGTTTATGCTTGCATCAAAGTTTCTAATATTCTCAATTAAAGAAGATACCTGAGCCTTATCAGCTTTAATATTTTGCATTAAAGAGCTTACTGTTTTTCTACTTTGACTAGAAAAAGTTTGTATCGTTTCAGGAAGATGCTGTAACACTGCTACTCCAATCTTTTCCATCCATGTCTTGTAGTTCGAATACAACTCCAGCAGTTATATTCCTTCTCACTATGTCGTAAACCTCTTCATGGTTCAAGAAGTTTTTCTTGATCAAAGCAGGTAGTTTAATTATAACATATCCACCCTTTGGATAAGCCTCACCTAAAGCTGGATATATATCCCAGTAAGATATAGCTTGATTAATGTCATCAACAACTGAATTGGTAGTAAAGTTTGCTGAGATTCCACCACCTTTTACTCTTAGATCTTTGTAATCAAAATTTTCATCGTTAAAATTATTCAGCACATAGACTATACCTAGCAACACGGCAAATGGGTCATAGGTAGACTCATCGTTTTTATTAAAGATGTTGTTATTGTATGTAAAATTTAAAACTGAGTCAACATTATAATCATCTACTAAAACTTTTCTGAGAGCTTGTATTCCTACTTCTCCCTCTTTATATATTGGTGTTTCATACTTATATATTTCTTTTGGTTTAATGTAAATATATAATGGTTTATTTATTTTTACAGTATTTTTATTTAAAAAGGGATTAGTTGGTATTGGAACACCATTGCATTGAATAACTGAAATATCTTTGTTCGTAACAGTGTAGTCAACTTTAATTAAAGATTCATTAGTAGGAATGATTGGATTAATAAATTCAATTATTCCATTATGTGTATCTATGTTTTTTATAGAACTTTCTGGAATTTCTTGCCATGGACTTGATATAGATTCTTTTGTATAAATTTTAACTATATTTTTAAACTGACTAGCAAATCTAAAAAGATCAGAAGAAGCTTCCTGAACAGTAACTATAGGAGTTCTTCTTAATTTAATTGACCTAGAGTCATTTATTATTGGAGTCTCTCCTATGACATCATAATAACCTCTACCAAAAACCCTTGACCAAGCAACGTTTTTAATGCTTGATGTATCGTAAATAGCAGTTAGTTTTTGATTATTATACTGAGATAAAAATCCTGAAGCTTTTTTAAATGAAATATCAACATCTTTAGAAAAAGATCCTGAAGTTATATACAAGGGCCAGACTTCTGTTTTTCGCAGATTTGGAGGCATGTTGACAATTTGTATTTTATTTTTCTTTTTTGTTTTAACACTATAAATAGGATAAGCCATCTTGGTTGGTATGTTTACTGGATTAAACGAGTCTCCGTTTGCAGAGCCGGTAAATTCTGTTTGAGATTCAAGATTGCCATCATAGTCATACGCATATACACCGATGTATATATTATCCGGTCCACTTTTGATAAACTTTAAATACGATATTTTTTTACCAATGAACTCTTTTGTTGCAATATTATAGAATCCATACAGAAGACCGTCTTGTTGAGGTAGCTTATTGGATACCTCTATATCTGAATAATACACATCTCTGTCAGGAGGGGTATTGTTAGATATTTCTGCAAGGTTGATTGGAATTGGAACTGGCTTACCCAGGACAACTTTACATAGGAGACTAACGCCGTCATAGTAATTAAATGAATTTTTTCCTGGTTTTATTGAGCTTAAATTTGGATCTGTTATAGAATAATCAACAATATTTTCAGTTTTCTTATAGACTTCTTTGGTATACTCTGAGACGTTACACGTAAGTCTAATGTCGTTATTAGTCCTTGATAAACTTAGAAAAGCATCTGGCACTGGTGTAGAAGTTCCATGTTTTTTTACTGAATTTGGGGAAACTATTGCCGAAGTAACACTTATAGAATCTTGTTTTAAGTTTTTAATATCAACTTCTTCAGCCCTATTAATATTTGGTTTATACTTATTATTATCAAGGGGAATGTTTAATCCCGAATATGTAATTGTGCTATTAGAAAATTTATCATTATCTAATTGATGAAGTGTTATTGAATTTAATCTTGCATTTGCTGCAATTAGACCTGCGTCGACTGAAAAACTTTGTTGTGTAAAAGAAATTTTTGTTTTTGGAATTGTCATAGACACTATGCCAGAAACTAATTTTTCTTTTGGATAATAATTTGTTTCCCAGTCATATTCATCCCCCCATGAAGAAGCTTGTTTTGTTACTACCTTTTTTGTTTGAAAAGTACAAAATGCATGAGCTACATGTATTCCCTCTGCAGTTGATCCAAAGTCTCCACCGAGTTTTGAACCTTCAAGAAGTATGGAAATGTATTTACCTTTCATGTTTCTTCCGTCTACTTCTGCAAAACTAATTGTATGATTTTTAGAAAAATTCTTTGTAGCGTACTGATTGCCAATAATTCTAAACCTATACTCATCTGTTATATTTACATCTATAATTTTAAAACCTTTATAATTAGGGGATTTTGCAGTTGCCGTTGTACCAAAATCATCTCCTGCTACAACAACAGATTTTAAATAATCTATATCTGAGTCATTTGGAAGCTGAAAGCCAATCCATACTCTTAAGGTGTCTGGATCCCTGTTAGCGTCTGATATTCCAGTAAAGTTAATTAACCTAAATCCTTCTTTGCTAACCAGGCCTTCTACTGCATTTCTAGATCTAATTGCACCTCTGACGTATCTGTCAATATTTACACTTCCATATTTGCCATTATTAATTTGATCTACGTATTGAGATCGCACTCCTTCACTCATATCAATCCAAACATTTGCTAGATGGCTTTTTGTCTGAGAGTCTACAATTCCATCTTGTTTTAATCCTCTATTTTTTTGAAATGCTTTAAGTTTAGAAGTGGTTGATGATCCAAACTTTCCATCGGGTGTTGTATTATATCCAGCAGCTGTTAATGTCAATTGTATGTATCTAATGTATGTATCAGACATATTAGGTTTATGTTGAAAATATTCATCCCAAGTATTTCCATTATCTATATCATAAGTATATTGAAAGGCGTTAAATAAATCACTTACACTATTAGCAAGAAGTGGTTCTATTTTAGAATATTTACTTTTACCCTGAGATGACTCAGCAGAAGATGGAAAATACGGTCTTTCTACTCCTGCAACAGATTCTTCTGGTCTGCTGCCAGCAGCTCTTACTAATTTTGTTTTTGTTGCAACTGCAAATGTGTGTTTTTGTATAAAGTTTACATTTGCCTGTATTTGTATATTAGCATCTAAATCTTTTGATTTTTCTTCTGAAGAGATAGAAGAATGTACTACTTCAAATTCAACTGGATATGTTTTTGGGGAAACAACTGGAAGTGTTTTTAAATCTGATTTTTTTGAAGGTATTACTTTATCCCTAACAACGTATGGACCAAAAGAAGAAGGAATAAAGAACTGCTCCGATACATTATTAGTATATACATCGCACGATATTTTTTTATTATTCACCTTAACTAATTCATATGTTGATGAAAGTTCGGATTTTTCTGTTGCTGTTACTGATAATGTATTTGTCCATAAGATGCTTGGATTTGTATATTCAATATATAATTCTATATTTGAATCATCTTGATCTAAGAATACGTTATTAACAGAAGGATTAGCGCCTGAAAATTCTTTAATATATTTTAGTATTGGGCTAGGTAGAATATCTCTTACATACTTTTGCTGATTATCAACAACAACTTGTTTAAAATATTTTTGTTTCTCGTCGTCATAGGCTGCATCTGGATTGATTACCCAATCATTATTCCATGAACCTGAAAATACATGTACGCTTGACCTTATATCTTTTTTTCTTCTAGTAGACTCTAATTTGTCGTTCAATGCAACTGCAATACAGTTGTATAAAAACTTGTACGGTCCTTCAACGAAATTAGAAAATACTGTGGTTGAACCACTGCCAATGTTTACTGATCCATTATTTGCGGTTGCAACTAATGTTGACCCAGAGTATATGTCATTGCAATATTTTAAAAATCCAGTTGTAGATGCAACAATATTTCCAGATAATAATCTATCTGTTTTTTTTGTAGATCTTATATTTGCAAATATTATTTTACCATCTCTTGATAAGATATTTTCAATTCCGTTAGTTTCATTAAGAAAGTAATTGTACCTTTTTGCAGTTCCAATAACGGTCTGCCCAGATCCATATATTCCAGAATTAGATGCAAATTCCAAAGCATTAATGCTCCAAGCGTTATTTTTTGAAGAATCTAAAAATAGATTATCAGTATTGTAGGTATCTGAACTTAAGGATTGTATAGTTAATTCCTCTGGTTTTACTTTTAGATTTGAATCCAATGTTGACAACGCATTTGTGGGAGCGTTGATTAAGTCTAATAAAAGAGTTCCAGCATTATCTATAAAACCTTTTAGTTTATCTCCATGACTATCAGTAAGCGTCCAATGTAAAGAGCATACTAAAAAATCATACTCGGATAAATCATCAATCTGATCGATATCAACCAACCAATAATCTGCCTGACTCTTATCAGCAATTTCACTTGTTGGATTGATTATTTCAAAAGAAGATAAATTAAATGGAGAATTTTCTAGGTTAGCTAATACGTATGGAGATATTTTAGAGAGGTCTTTTCCTTGGCTTTTAGAGTATAAAACTCCTGCTTTTACGGTTTTAGTAAGTACGCTAGATAGATTTGAGGAGTTTCCATTGAATGCAGTGTTAAAACTAATAGAGTTTTTTACTTTTGCAACTACTCTCCAGTTAAATATTTCAAATGTTCTATTGTCATCTAGGGCTTTTCTATTAACAAATACATAATTATCATCTGTACCACTGTAGTTTTTGTCTATATAATTTTTTTTTGTATTTCTTTTTACAGAAAATACTCTTTCTCCAACTTTTGATCTGTCAATGACTTCTGTTTCTTCTTGAATCTCTTTAAAAACTGGAAGAACATTTATTGATTCAGTGTATCCAAGTATCTGATTTGACCAGAATCCTTCTTCGTTTACTTCAACTTTGTCGTATGAAAGTTTTAAATTTTTTGGATTTTGATCTTCAAAAAGAACAACAATTCTATGGGGAATTTCATTGTTTGTAATATTTTCCTGTGTTAAAAATGACTCTATTAAAACTCTGTACTTTAATCTACCTGTTACAGGATCTGAATAAATGTTTCCATTTTCGTCTAACACTTTGACAGACTTTGGCATGTAGCTAGGATTTGAGAAAGAAGATATAGAAACATCATAGTAAGATTTTGCTTTAACCAGTGTAAAGAATCTGCTTACATAATAACTGTGTGCATAAATTTTTTCTTTTACATCTGACTCTTCATATCTATCAGAAAAAAACTGCTCATTAAGAAGTATGTCACTAACGCTTATTTCGTCTGATGAAATAAATGGGTTTCCATCAGAATCCTCTAATATTCCAAGCTCATTAGCAAACATTATTTTAGAAAATGAATCTGATTCATTTAAATTTTCTGCAGTTAAAGAAGAAAGATCTACTATTGAAATATTATTTTCAGGAGAAACTTCTTTTGAGGTATACCAGCCTAAGTTAATAGCATCTCTTGGAACATAATTTCCAACTTTTACTGCTGGTTCTTTTCCTGAGTCTGTTGCATCGGTAAACTTTTTCATTTTTAATCTTCCTCATATTCATTCATTAATTCATAATAATCTGCAACGTAATAAGGAGTTGAGCCAAGAAGACCTATGTCATGCTGAGTTTTTCTTGACATTGGGTACCATTTTGGTGGCATCCAATTTGGGGTTGCTACATACGTAGGAGCATAGCTTCCATCGTGGTAATTAGTAGTAAAAGACGGAGTAGAATACATATCCTCTACCTCTTCATATAGTACATTTGGATTATATAATATAGCATCCCTAAAATTATAATTTAAGTTATCATATTTCTCATACCAATATACTATATCTCCAGCCACTGTATTCGGACTATAGTTTACTGTTGCTGCGTTTTCAGTCTCTAAAGCTGTTATCCATATTCCGGGATTATATTTATCCATAGATACAATTGGACCTACTTCAAACATTCCATATTCATCAGTTGTTACGTAATTTGAATATGGGGTTGCATCAAATACATCTTTTAATGTTCTACCTTTTCTCCAGTAAACTACTTTATTGACCTGAGGATCACCAAAAGGCGATCTAACAACTCCGGTAATGTAATTATTCGTAAGGCCATCAGCATAAAATACGTTGTTTGAAGGAAAAGCTTTTAGCTCAATTTCCTTTTCATATATTGATGATATTGAATAATTTAATGTTTCAGAGAAGCCTTCAGTTTGAGAGTTTGGATGAGCTTGCACAGAACCATTGACAACACCTAAAACTGTTATAGTATCTGATGTTAAATTAGCTGGTATAGCCCCAGAATAAGAAAGCGTAACCGATGCAAAACCGTTTATATCAGTTGTATAGTAGACGTATTCAGACTGCAGATTTGCAGAAGATACAGTAAAAGTTTGATATGGTTTTGGATTTCCATTTTCATCTATAGATATAGCTACTAAAACCATGTATTCATCTGAGTTATCAAGAATGTATGATGGACTCAAAGTTAAATCAAAGTCTGCAAATTGATAGTCGTTGTGGCTTAAGTATATGAATCCTTCTGTGTCCCAAAGTTTCATTGGGTCTATTTCAAGGGTTATCGGAGTTGCATGACTAGCTATAGAATTTTCATAAGTAACTTTATATTCATAATATGAATTTGGAGTAGCATCAAAATCTAAATGAGTTACATATTTTTGATTTAATGCGTCAAAATGATCATTATCTACAATGTATGTATCTTTTACTCTATAAGTTACTGAGTAATCCCTATCAATAACTCCTGGAGTAGCACCACTAAATACTGTTACATTACTTGTAGAACTAGATCCAGCTTGCAGTATTTCGTAGCCAGTGATACTATCCACTACCCTTACGTCATAAACGTTTTCATAACCTAGGTATAAATCATCCGTAAAATTAGCTTTTACTATTTCATTATTAATTAGTGAAACACTAGTTGGAGTAGCCTCATTGTAAAATGCCACTTCTGATAGCATTGTTGGAGTGGCAAAGAGTCTCTCGACTATAATTGGAGCACCTTGTCTAGCTACATTAGATAGATTTAAATTAAAACCAGGAGTAGAAAATTCTTCTGTAACTGGATTAGAAAATATATAATGATCTTCACTGTTTTGACTGTACCAACCTGAATTTATATAACTCTTATAAACTCCTGTATAATTTGCACTAACTTGAACATCGGCAATAATTCCACCTTCATATTCAGTTAGTGAGTTAGAGATCCATATGTCATCTTCGTTGTCAACGGAAACATATTGCTCTGAAAGATAAAGCTCTACTCCTTCTGTTTCGTTAACGGCTTCAAGTTTGTAAATATAATCATTATCAGGATCAAGGCCAAATGTTTCGTAATTTAATTCATATCTGCCAACTATATTTGAATTCTTACTAAATGTTTCATCCCAATTATCTTGATCGTATCTTACTACTCCGTTTTTATTAACTAAAGCCTGAATTATTGGAGTGCTATATTCTTCAAAGGTTTCCCATGATTCAACTTTAAATGGATAAACTGGAGTAGAGGATAGCCCCGTGCTAAATATAATAGAATCAGGAGTTGATCCATATGGATACTTTAAATCTGCAAAATAATAACTTACTGTAGATCCAGATGTACCAATGTAACCAAGGTGATTTTGAGGTGTTGCAAAATTTGGATTTATATACTTAGCAACTATATTAGGCGAGGCTGGGACTAAGTAATCTAGAAAATCGTAAGTAGAAACTCCACCATAACCAATATAGGGAGATGCAACATTAAGAAGAATATTGTCTTCGTATCCAACTGGCTTAACATTTTCAATATGAACATAGGCTGGAGTTGCTCCAGGTGGGAATACTAAAGTGTTCATCATTGAATCTTTATCTAGTGTAAAATCTTTTAATTCAGAAAAAGAATTAATTCCATTGAGAACAAAACTGCCATCAATTTTTGGAGATGTAGTAAAAGAACCTCTTTTTTTATTATAAACATTTGAAATTAACCTAATATTAGCACCATTATTACTAAAATTTGGTGTAGATAAATTGATTGGACTTCCGATAACACTCGTTGAAGGTGTTGAACCAACGAATCCAATCTCAAAATTAGAAGAACCAGACGATGGCGTAGCAGAAGCTTTTGTTGCATAGTAATAATTTATTCTATTTGAATTTGGACTAGCAGATGTAGCAGATACATTTAAGTATGGTTGATCATTAGATATATCTTTAAATACATATCCAGTATAAGCATAACCGTCCTGATCAAATATGTTCATAACATTAAATTCAGGACTTGCTGGATGTCCAGGGTAGAATACATTTTTTGGATTATATGTTAGATCTGAATAAAAAGTTTTTGATGTAGAGTAAGACCCATGAGGAGTGGTATGTAATGCATACCTGAAGTTTACTGTTGCACTATCGTTTTCATAATAATCTTGATCGTAAGATCCATAATACTTATAGTCAACCTTAACTGGAGCATAGTTATCTTCTGTTCCAAGATATCTAAGTCCAGTGGCAGAAAATCTAGCTTCTACTTCTATCTCATTTTCAAAAGGCTCTTTTACGATAATATTTGCATCGTTGATATCTCCAACTCCAGGCTGGTAGTAAGAACCTAATGGAGTTGCATCATCATAAGATGAAGCAATTCTACCTATGCTAAACTGATCTTTTCCAGCATAGTCCCAGTATCCTTCGCCCCATTTAACATATCCCCAATTTGTTGGATACTTTTCATTTATATCTTTTACAAAATCAATAAATTTTGATGTTGGCTTGCCGTATCCATCAAAGTATGGACTGGAACTTTCCATGTTTTGGATTTCAATTATTTCAGGAGTTGCTCCTAAATAATCTGAATCAGGAGTTGCCCCATAAGCACTCCATATATTAAGTTCTCTTCTTAAGGTTCTCTTAATTGCTTCTACTGTTGGTCCAGGAAGATTTTTATAAACATCTAATGTTCTTTTTTTAAGACTATCATTTGATTCAAGATATAATCTTTGTATTCCAACACGAGATGCAAATTCATCAAACCAGTTCCACTTAAGAGTTGGAGCCTGTTCATATACGATACTGTCAGCAGACAAAACTTTAAATAATTTTTTAGTAAGAATCTGTCTATCAACAGCATTATAATAATAGCAATAGTCATTTTCTAAAGATTCATATAAATCTACTATTGAATCTATTCTTGCTAAGGGTATCCCATCGCCAGTTACTCTGGATATCGATGCCGGAACATCTGAACAAACATACATCCACGCTGACTGCTCTAAGTCAGAAGTTGTAATAAATCTATCTAGTTGAAATAGGTTTACTTGTTTTTCAAAATTTTCTGGAAAATCAGATACTAAAGAGTTAACAAATTTTCCAGCTATAGTCTGAGGCAGTTGTAAGCTGGGAGTAGCATCATCTTCTGAGTCTGTAAACATTTTCATCCAAGATGGAAATCTTGAAAGAATCTTCTTTGTTGCTCTAGACAATACTGGAGATACTGGATTATCTACTGCTACTTCTACAAGTAGAACAAAACCATAGTCTTCTACGTCTTCAGGGTTAAGAAATGATACTATCTCTAATTCAAATCTTACATATCTTTTAGCGTTTTTTATAAAAAGAGTTCCTACGTCTTGAGATATGGCAGACTTTAACCATGGCCCTTCTGTAGAATCAGACTCATAGGTTATTAAAGTGTAGGTAGGATTATCTTGATTAACTGATTCAGTAAACGCTCCGCTTAGAGCTTAATATATCTACTCTTGATTTTGTGTCAATAAATCTAAAAAGATCTAAGTCTACAGAATCTGGATTGAGAATATAAAATGGAGAAGAGTCTTGTATCAAATCATATATATAATATTGACCAGACTCTTGATCGTAATCAAAGATATTGTACGATACAACTCCAGCTTGTTGGACAATTTCGCCATAGTTTGTAACGCTTACTGGGGTCGAACCATCTACTACAATGGTAGGAGTAGCATCCTGTATTATTTCGGTGCCAACAAATGTTCTATCACCAATAGTATTCAGGCCATTTCTAGACCTTGAGATAGAGTAGTTGGTATACCATTTATTGTGATATAAATCGATAGCACCTGTAGACCAGCTTTTACCAGATTTAACAAAATCTGCACTCCTAAGTGCTATGATAAATTGCTTCATCTACAGATGCCTTTCAATTTTTGAATCAATCTAACCAGATTGAGTACTCTGAGGTAACTCCATTGTCTGGATGTACAAACATTAGGTGTTGGCATGGTCTGCTCATTGAAGAGAAGTATTCCTGAGCATATGTATTGTGACTTTCTGGTGATCCAGAAATTCTTAAAAGACTACTACCTATGGTCATCTTTACCTGTTGATGGTAATGACCCATAAATACGTCTTCAAAATGCTCCGGGATAGCGCCATCTTTCCAGCCCATTACCTTTTTATAGTAACCGTATGAGGCACTTGGTGCAGGCATTTGATCGCCATGAATGAGAAGTGAACTGTATGAGCCTATTGTATCAACTGCATAAAAGTTTCTCTCACCTTTACCATCTGGTATATTAAAGGTAATTCTTGGTTCATCCTTGAAGATTAATTGGACAATCTTATAGAGTAATCTATCCATGTTTGTCTCAGGGTCATGTTGCTTTCTTGCTCTTCCGCCGACTGCCCCGTGATTGCCTATAATCCCTGTAACGTGAACGTGCTTAAAGTTCTCAAGTGCTGTTCTAAGAAAGTTACCCAAGATTTCAGGACCATTAATTCCGACCTGCCTATAAAGACCAGAGTCAATTAAATGGCTTTGGCCAGGAAAAATCTCTTCACCCTCTACGATATCACCTAAAAGCCAAACGTGTAAATCATCTACTGGGTGGTGCGTTCTTTGAATGTCTGTAATCTCAATAAGCTTTTCTGCATAAGCTTCTATTCTTTGTGCAAGAACTTCTGAGTTATAAGAAGGCGTAACCTTGCCAAGTTGCCAGTCTGCAAAAACTGCCACTGCTGTTTCCGATACCCCTTTTTTGGAGGATGGAGCATTCTTTTGTTTAATTGCAGGAAGTTCAAATTCAGAGAATGCTGAATAAGCAGCTTCATATACTGCTAGTATAGTTTCGTCTTTTACGTTTTTATTCTTTTCAGCTAGACGAGCAAGTCTTTTATTCTCAGCTCTGATGAAGTCAAACTTATTATTATAAGAAGTTCCATCTGACTCTGAGTCTGTATCCTGTGTTGAACCATAGTCTTCATCTTGTCTAGATGTTTCAGAGAATCCTATGTATTTACTAGCTTCAGCAACGCTTACTTCATTTATATCCAGAGTTTCTTTTAGAGTTTCTCCAAAAGAGTCTTCTTCTTTTTCTATAGTCATTTTTGCCTGAGTCATATTTGGCGCCTTGACAATATGCGTAGTTGTCAAGAGAAAGTATTTTTCACTCATTAATTTAAACCAACCTTTAGTAGTTTGATGCACCAATTATAACAGAGTTTATGTTGATTGTGCCAGAAACAATGTATTGTCTTTCATTTTGTGGTTTAAATTCTTTTCTATTAACTGTTACTCCACCAGCTGTCATTGAAGTAATGTTAATGGACTTTATAAAATCAGAAGATATTTTTATTTGTCTTTCAATTTCTTGAATAGCAACAAAATCTCCTATTGTAAGAGAGTTTAAATATCTCTTAACAAATATTGCAGCTTGATTTTCAATGCCTTTTTGAAGATTATTTGCAGTACCAAATGGAAGGGATATGGTTGCATTTACAGCAACAGAAATAGGATCTGCTATTGTTACATTCATTCTAATCCCGAGTGGTCTAATGTTATTAATTGCCTGGTTTACAAGTGTTGGAATGTTTCCAATTCTTCCTGGAACTTCTGGAACAATAATAACCTCACAGGAACCAAGACCATAGGTAGCTTCTCTAACTCTTATGTCTCTTACTCCGCTTACTGAAAGAGCTGCAAATCTTATAGACTCAAGAGTTCCAGTCGTATTAACCTTAACTGCTGAGAGTATTCTTCTTCTGTAGTTATCGTCTGACTCTGAGTTTAAAATTGGATATATTTCTTTTGGGTTATTGCAAAACACCAAGATTCCTGGAGGAGCTATATAGTTATGCTTAGTCAGAGTCCCTACAGATGCAACATATTCATTTGACTGAAAATTTGGCTCAACTATTCCGTATGCTTTACTTACTCCACTCAATATAACTATGTCTTGGACTACCCTATAGCTATATTGGGAAGAGTTAAATGAGCCAACGTCATTGTAAACCAGTGTTCCTTTAGGAATAACAATTGATGACTGAAATGAATTGCTAATAAAAAACTCTATATTTGCTGTTGATCTTTCATAAGTCAACTGATCAGAAAGAACTTTTCTTCTTACATTATATAATTCACCTATTAAATCAAGAGATCTTCCAGAAGCTGTAGACAAATTACCTTGACTTACTGATTCTCTAAAAGACTCATAGAGATAAAACATTTCAGTTCCAAAAGCATCAGCGAAAGCCCTGGCTACAGAACCTGGAGATGTGGCAGTTATATTAGCATTTTGTTCTAGTGAGTTTATGATTCTAACTATAATTTCATCTTTTGTTTTACTATTAACTGTAGCCATTTATATTATGCTCCTAAGTTTTGTTTTATGCTTAAAGTTACTGGCTGGTTACTTCCCGATTGAACATGTATGTCAAATCTTATTGTATCTGCACTTGTCGGAACTGCAGTAACATTAATATTTCTTCCCTTAAATGAACCTTCTCTATTTAAAGCAGATAGTATTAAGTCTCTACCCATTTGACCAGTCTGTTGATTCTGTGGCATGCCATATAGAACCGAGAGATCAAGACCTAAACTTGGATAAGCGCTGAAGTCTCCGGGCTCAGTCATTAATCTAACATAAACTTGCTGAACGTCATTTTGAAGTGATGTATTTACCCTGGCAACGTCGTTATTTCCGTTAATTAAAATATCTCCGTCTAAAGTAAGAAATAGATCAGACACCCTTATCCCTCATTGTTTTTTCTCTTGCTTGACTAAAAGTAAAGCCAGACTCAAGTAGTTGAGTCATATATTTAACTTTTTCATTGCTATTTGTTAAGGCAAACTCTTTTAATAAAACCATGTCATTTTTTGAAATAACAGAAGGATTATTTACAGTGGGAGATTCTTCCCTTCTTTCGGAGGGAGTTTTAACGAAAGCAAAATCACCAGTTATAGTAGTGATATTATCTGATTTTTCGATATCATCATAAGTGCCTAGTGCCTCAAGATAATAATCTGCGTAATTAAAGCCAGAATTATGTTCTTTTTCACTAGTTTGGACTAAAGAAGGCTCATTGTATATATCTCCGGCATAATTAAAGCTCATGTTATTCCACCTTAGACCATAGTCTTCTTTAGTGACTATCTTTACAACATCAGCAAATATAGAGATTGACCTACTGCTAGGGCTAATTACTATCCCTAGCTCTTCTCCAGCAAATATTTCTACGTCTCCCTTGTCATTCAATCTAACAAAAGCGCTTGTATCAGGATGGGTTAAGCCAACCTCTCTTCTTGAAAAAGAGGATCTCTTTGACAACTCATGGGCTTCATTGAAATTGTCTACATTGTTTGTTAATGCATTATTTAATAATTTTTTATTGTTCATATTAAATCATATACCTTGGTATTCCAGTATTTGCAATAGAAGAGTTTACGTTTCTTTCATTGCTAAAGTCATTTATAAAATTAACTATAAATGGAGATCTTTCATTTTCGTCACTAAAGCCTATTATGCATCTGTCCCCTGGTTCCGGAGCAACCATTTGAATTCCGATAAAAAGATGGACAAGGTATATTGTCCACTATATTTCCTATCATGTTAGAACTGTGTGATTCTAAAACTACAGTTACAGTATGACTTATTCTATCATAACTTGTGACCGTTCCAGCTCTTGTTTTTTGCTCTTGCATTCTAGAAGATGTAATGTGATCACTAATCTTTTGATCAAACTTAGGATATATATTATTCACCGAAAACTACTCCATCCAACCATTGGTTATAAACTGCTATTCCTTCAGGACTGTATTTCTTCATATTGTCAACAAATGGTCTGCAAAATGACTTTAAATCTTCTGCAGTTTTTCCAGGATTATTTCTAACATAAAAGTCTACTGCAGTTTTAAACTTTAATTTTGTTATCCACCCATAAGCTGGACCACCACCATATTCTCCCCAAGGGGAGAATTTCCAATTAGGATTTCCGGATGAATCAGTTATTAATTTTAAAAGTTGAACTTGTACAGCTGGCCAAAAAAGGATTGGATCAGCATACTTTCTTCCTCCACCTATACCTTCAGTTTTAAATATAGTTTCCATTAATGCAGTTGCTTGTTCTTTTGTAGTAATTCCTAAAGATGCATGATCTTTAAAGACTAAATGTAAGAGCTTTACTTTTTTTGAAGTTATTTTTCCATTATTTATACTTGGAACATTAACAAACATATCAAGACGCTCACTGACCCCTTCTCCGTAAAAATTTACTTGCCAAAAACCAAAAGAATAATCACCAGTAGTAATCTTGCCATTAAATCCACCTGACTGAAAATGCGACTCTCTCTCTGTTATGGCCATAAAAAGAGCTGCTTGTTGTGGTTTAAATTTACCAAATTCTACAAGAGCCGTATACAGAGCATTTTTATTTTTTATTACCTTGTCTGGTTGATTAATTGCACTTTGATACAACTCGGGCTCAAATATTAATTGTTCAGAAGAGCCGGGTGTGCCTACTGGAGTTGTGGGGTCCCAAGGAGATCCTGGATCAGCTATTGTATAATCTAAATAAGTTCCTGCTCTTTCTGGTGAAAAAGCTATATGGATATGATTCTGGTGACCGGTATTAGCACTGAAGTTTACTTTTTTTAAATTTTTATATTTTTTTTGAATAATGCCATTTACACCAGCAGCTTTCGATGATGTAAACTCATTTCCACCCTGCACTATTCCAAACTCATCTGCTAGCCTATCATCGAAGACCACGAGATCTGGAAGAAGGCTTTCGTCCAAGTGTAACATAGCATCTAATAAAATGGTAAAAGCTTTTTTATTATTTTCTAAATTCCTTGGCTCTAAATTAATTAAGCTTGAATCAATACTTCCAATATGAAAACAGTCTATCCCTCTTCCAGAAGAATGGTCATTAAGTCTCTTGCCATCTGCGATTGCGCCACTACCTTCTATCATTGCATCTCTACCTAAATCAAATCCACCAGTTAATTTAATTTTTGTATTTATTGATAAAAGAAATTCTATAAGATTAGCACATGGGTACACATGTTTACCGTTTGCTCTTTCTATATTAAAACTAGAATCTATTTCTATACCTGCAGATCCTGCGGAATTTGTTGCTCCAATAGTTATTCCTTTATCTAATTTCTTAAAAGCATCTGCTTTAAAAGGAATTGATTCATTGACAGCGATACCTTTTGATTTTAGTTCTTTAATTTTATCCTCAAAAACAGATACTTCTTCCTGGGATAAGTCTTCTTTTAGTGTGTATACTCTTATCTCTGACTGTCCACCATTTGTTGGGTCAAAATTATAATCGGATGAATCCTCATGATTACTAGAATCATTACTTGCCGGAGAACCAGATCCACCTTGTAGATTATTTTCTAAGTTAGCAAAAAAGTTTCTTGAACCATAAGGTAAAGAGTTTGAACCCAAAGAGCTCTTGGCAACTATCTGATGAAAAGCTGCAGCTCCGAACTAACTTTGCATTGGGGTTGCTGCTATTTGGATCCTGTATGACGATGTTCTTGTCATCTGCCCCGCTTATGCTTCCCAATATTCCATTAATACTAGATTGAGCGGACTGATTTGATAACTGCAAAGCAAAAGCTGGATTTCTATACAACGCATCTCCGGCTAACACACTTTGAAGATCTCTTTGAGTTAAGCTTCTAGAGGCATCTCCTGATTGAGAAAACGATGTAACAACTGGTTCTCCTGTAGGTAGATTTCCGTAAAAATTATTAGAAGTTTTTCTAGCTATAGAAGATGTATCTGTTAAGTCTTCGATTGAATAATTAAAATCGCTCATATTACATGTCCCTATCTACTTTTATTTGACTTGGAAGAGCTGCCATCTCAGTTGTATCTATTACCGACCTTTGTTCAACTAGTAGATCTCTTGTATAAACTTTAGCTAAATTATTTACAATAAGTTCATAGTTTAATGATGCTGGAGTTCCATCGCTATAGAACTCATCCCATTCTATATTTGGCCATTCTGAAACTTTTCCATATATATATTCAAGAACTTTAACTGCAAAAAAAGCATTATAATATCTTCTAAACTTTGGAGTCATTGACTGCAACGGCGAACTTGCATATAGGGAATAGTAATCTTTATTTCCACTGCCACCTACGGTTAAGTTATTGTAGACTTCTTCGCAGGTATTAAATATTTCTTTAAATCTTTCAATAAACACTGGTTCAGCTAAATTTAATTTTAACTTTTTATCTAATAAATCGGATAGTGATAGTTTTAAAGATGTAGTAAATATAGAGTTGACTTCTTTAGCTATATTTTCTACAGCTTCTTTATCAGACTTATAAAATATAACACCCAGAGATCTGCTGCCAAAAATATCTTTTTCATAATAGTCTGATTTGTTATGAACATTTCCTGCATCAAAATTTTCCTCTGCAAGAGATGCAGTTACTTTTTTTCTATCAGGAGATAGTCTGACAATAATTAGCTTATCTTTAAGCGCAGACTCTACATAGGCTAATGATTTTCCTCCAGGTGAAAGATAGTTAACTTTTGACCATTCCTTGACGCTGTCTGAGATTGGTAATCTTAGTGCAACTGCATCCGTTGAAGTTAATCCAATAACTGGTGAGGTAGTTGAAATACTAAAAGTATTTGATGTTACCGATTCAACCTTGGCAGCTGAGCTAACAGATGGAAAGGTTTCTGAACTTTGATTAAAAACTACAGTATCATCAACCTCAAAGGAATGAGGAGCAACAGTTGTAAAGGTAGCTTTGTTTACTACTTCGCCTGGAATGTCTTCCACTTTATATGATTGAAGTTTAAAATTAATTCCATTATTTGTTGAAACAGCAGATTTAATTACATTTAATTCAGGAGTGTCTATTCCAAGAAAACGCACTGTGAATGGAGTTTTAGTTGAATCAAAAATATCAACTACGTCTATAGTGTCACCGTCTGTAACTTCTGTAACCCTGCATATCACTTTAAAGAATCTATTAAGTCCGGCTTTTTCAGGGCCTATTCCTGAGTATCTAAGTACTTGAGAGTTAACTAGTGCATTCTCTAAGTCTATATACCTAACTAAATCGTTTATTTCTTTTTCTTTCCATCCAAGATTTTTTAGCAGATCGTTTGTTCTAATGTAACTATATCCCTGCTCTGTTCTAACCTTACTTGAAACTCCTAAGATTCCAGGAAGAAGCTTCTTTGTATGATATCTGCCAACTACCATTCCTTGACCACTTTGATTAAGGCCGGCATCCATAGCTCTTCCGTTCCTGTTTAGGTATTGGATATAACAACCGTGTTGATCTAGCACATTGTCTCTAATCCAGCTCCAGCCCTTCCATGCTGCCTTTCCTCCAATTCCAGCACCTATTCCAGTAGCAGCGCCTACAACTAGTGCTCCGGCCCCAGGAACAGCTAG